GCAAACATTTCAAAGTCCGCATCATCGTTAAATCTTGCTTTGCTTTTAAATACTTCGTAAGCACTTCTATCTTCTCCGAACTCAAAGAAAACTTGAAAATCAGCTTCGTTAAATTCTAATTCCTCAGCACCTAACCAAGTAGCAACCTCTTCATCACTTAAAGCATATCCACCTTTTAACATAGAACTTGCTTGTTCCCTTGTTATTTTACCCTTGTTAAAATCTCTAATGATGCGTTGCATATTCTGCCACTCTCTACCCTTAAGACCTTTTATGTGTTCGTTTACGCTTGTCTCAGCTGACATTGGTTCTTCTGTTGTAATAGTAGAAGAAATAACATCGCCATCGATTGTAGGCTTTAATGCCACTAAGGCTCTAATTTCATTCTTAGTCATTGACTCTAACACCTTGTTAGCAACCAATGGACTTAATGCAGCGATACCATCTGTAACTCTTTGTGCTTCGTTACTTGCATCAACTTCTAATGGCGGTAAGTTTAACATTTCTCTAATCTCATCCTTACTCATATTTTGAATAAGAACATTCTCACTAAACTCAATTCCAATAGGGTCGGTAGGAATAATCTTTAATTCAACTGTTACACCTGCATATTGACCAAGCATATTAAACACTCCCTCAAGTTGCATCTGCTTATAGCGTACATAAGTATTGTTAAATATTTCGTAGCTATCACGCATCTGTTGGCGGTTGCCTAACTGACCAGGAGTAGCAATACCGAACAAGTCAGGACTTGTAATTTGATGTCCGCTAAATATGTTAGTTTGTATTAACTCGTCTACACGGCTGAAGTCCTCTTTGGTTAAATCACTTGCGCCTAAGTCATCAACAATAGGCTTACGAGTTGCATCGTTTACAAAAGCAAGTAAATACTTCTTGCCGTCTGCACCCGTATACATATTGTCGAACTGTCTGCTAACCGCTCTTTTCTCGTCAGGGCTTGGCTCTCCGTTTGGTAAGGTAATAAGTTTACTTGCAGAAAACCCTGTTTGAGCATTACCCAAAACGTGCTTACTAACTTCGACATCACTTTCGATATAGTTAAGCGCACCAAAATAACCAGGAAGGCTATAAACGTTCATTCCTGGGCGATACTCCTTAACATAAAGTATCTGCACACCTTGTGGGTTAGCAGGGTTAAACGCATTGTATATCTCAGCTTTTTCTTGGTTGCGTGTAGCCTTCCAATCTTCTTTATACCAAAACTGCGTATTGTCTTTGTTGGTTCTAATCTTTGTATAATCACAATGCCATAACTCAGCAACTTGACCGCCCATTACTGACCAAATAACTTGAATATAAGCACCGCCAAATAGTTCTAAATCTAAAGCAACCTTTTTAGTTAAGTCATTTAGGCTCTCTTCTCTATTAACCTTTTTAACAATAGCATCTTCTCCTGCCCATCCGTTCCCTACAATGTAGTTTACTTTGTTTCTTACAATAGCATTATGCTTTGCAGATTTGTTAAATAGGTCTAATAGATATTGCGGATAGTCATTATTCTGACCATACTGCATATACCCTTCGCCTTTTTTCTCTTTATATTCCGGTTGCTTTGCTTCCGCAAATGTCAATACTTGTATTTCCATTATTGTCTAATTGTGAATGTGCTTGTTGTTTCGTATTCTGTGAATGATATAGTTGTTCCCTCAAGCTCCATAATGCCTGTTTCAAGCAGGTTTAAGCCAGTAGGGTTTGTATTTGAAGGACTTGCTTGTTCGTAAACTGAGTAAGTGTATTGCCCGTTTAAAGACGTATTAAAGTAGCTATTAACTACAATGCTAAACTCATTGTACCTTTCCTTGTAAGCACTTATGTCTGTATTGTTTAGCTTGACAAATTTGATGTCCGTGTTTGTGCTTCTATTCTCGAAAACAAATAGATAGTTAGGACTTGTTAAAAGCTGCTTTTCAGTCAAGGTAAGTATTATATTTTGGGTTTGCCCCTTAGTTAATCTTATCACAACTATAAATATAAACTATCACGATTGTTTGCAAAATAAAAAACCCCCGAACAATTAAGTCCGAGGGCATCTATATACAAAACCAAAACAACCTAAGAACCTGCGGTGGTTAATTGACCCGCCACAGTTGAGTTTACTTCTGGAGCTAGAGCCGGTTCTGCACCTGTAAAGGTAAGAGTATAACCGCTTCTGTCTCCGTCAGCCGTACCTGTACCTGCGCTACCGCCTGTAAGGTCTAAGCCTCTTGTTTTTCCTAAGTACCAATATTTGCCATTGTTATCTTTGGCAACTGCTACTAAAGTGTTTTGAGCCAACAACAAGATTTCGTTTCTTGTGTTCGCTTGTAATTTATTTAATACTATGGTTAATTCCGGAGCATAAAAGATAGTTCCGTTCTGTACGTTTGCATTAACATTCTCAACTAATTGAGAAGTGCCTTTTACAAGTTCATACTTAAAGAACTTCTTACCTGCTGCCTTAACAAGTGCGGTAATAACACCACTTGCTTCGGTAGTTGAGGTAACATCTCCTTCTGCTATAAAATAAACCTCAGTAATACCACCTAAACTGTCTTTACAATCTAAGGTATAATTTTGAGTTAAAGCGCAAGGCATATTGTTTGAATTAATTAGTTTGAAAAAATTGGGGGGCATATTTCAACCCCCCTATAAATTATGCAAGGATAAACTTCACTACTTCGTCAGGAAAGGCAATGTTTACACCCATCTTAAACTGAGATACAAAACGTACTTGGTCAGCTTCTTTTGCATAGAAAATCTCAAACTTCTCTTCTTCGTTCAATAAGTCTGTACCTAAGAACATATTAGATAAACGCATAGCGTAAACCTTGTTGCTTCCGTTAAGACCTGCAACTGCTACAACTTTGATTGTAGTACCAGGAAGTACAAATTCGCTATCAGCTTTTACATCAATTTGGTAATTGAAAGAACCGCTGTTTTTAAGAGCAACAGTATAAGTGCGGAATAAATCTTGACCACAGAAGATAGTCATATCGTCAGCAGCTACAACTTTTGCAGGAATTGCTTGGTAAACACCATCAAAGATAGAGATTACGTTAGCAGCAGTAATAGAAGATAAAGGAGCACCTGAGATAAAAGTTGAAGCGTTTGCAGCAACAACACCAGAAGCAGCGTTTATTAATTTTACAAGACCATCAAATTTGTTTAGGTTAACATTCACACTTGAAGTGTCGCCATTCCATAGCGCAGTTTCTAATTGAGCAGCGATAGTCTTAGCTTTCTTTTCGCTATACTCTTGCTCAAAAGGAATAGAGTCATAATAAGAACCAGTAGGTAAAGCTTTTTGTAAATACTTTGCTTCAAGGTCTTTAGGACATAAAGCTTCATTTAGCTTAATTTTTCCGATTGTGATCGTGCGCTGAGTGAAGGTCGTACTTCCGCTTGCGTTGAACCCGCAAGAAGCACCATCTTGGAAGATAGCATCAGTTTCCATAATGTTAATCTTCTCGCTTGACTTTACGCCAACCATAACGTTTCCTGCACTCTTAATAAGAGAAGCAGTTTTTGCACCCAATACAGATGAAGTTACAAGTAGAGCTTCGTTTTCTTTTGTATAGTTTGCTAATGCAGATACATCAAATCCCATTTTATTTTATTTTTATTTGTTTAATAAAGCGTTTCTAAATTTTTCAATTCTTTCGTACTTCATTTCCTTTGTAGTTACGTTAGAACCAAATGTTTGTTTTGGCTGCGCAATAGGTTCAGCGTTAGGTGTCTTAGTAAGTGCTTCTATTAACTCAGCTACTTGACTAAAGCCATTCTTAACTTTTGCCTCTAATTGCGCTACTTGTGTTTTAAGACCTTCGTTTTCAGCTACTAATTTTGCGATTTCGTCAGCCATTTTCTCGTCAATCTTGTTGCCTAATTCAGCAGGTACTTCTTCAGCTTCTTTTGCTTCAGCTTCAGGAGTTTCGATTGATAAGATTTTTGCAGCTTCGTCTAATACGATTTTAGTGCCGTCTGCTAATTGGTGTTCTCCCATTGGTGCAGGACTTCCGTCTTCCAATGTAACTTGACCACCGATAGCAAGTTCGCTAATCATAACCTTAGTTCCGTCTATAAGGCTATATTCTGCGAATGTAACAGGTACTTCTTCGATAGGTGCAGGAGCAGGTGCAGGAGCATCTACCATTGGCATATCTTCGAATAAAGCCCTAATTTGCATAATTGCATCTTTTGCGTTCATCATTCTTTTTGTTTAAATATTAATAAAAGATTTTGTTTATCATTTAAC